AAAACCATGCTCGATGCATTAGTGCAAGGGCTCAAGGATGAAGCGAAAGAGGTGAGCGATGCCAGCAAGCGTAAAGGGCGCCGTTGAACTTCGCAAAGCTCTCCGGACTTTCGCACCTGATCTAGCAAAAGAAACTCAGAAAGAAATCAAGGTAGCAATTACACCTATTTCTAAAGCTGCTAAAGGCTATGTCCCAGATCGTGGAGAAGTGTTAAGTGGATGGCTACCTCGACAAATGTCTGAGGGAACATTCCCTACCTTCAATCCGTCTGAGGTTAAATCTAAAATTGGTTTTAAGACAAGTCCATCAAAGGCTAACTCCAGAGGATTTAGATCGCTCGCTCAAGTATTTAACAAAAGCAGAGCTGGATCTATTTACGAGCGCATGGGCAAGAAAAGCCCAGACAGTCGATTCGTTCTCAATCAAGATGGCAAGTTTCGTGCGCCTCTTAAAGGTAAAGATCGCATGCAAGGTCGCTTGCTTTATCGTGCCTATGATGAGAATAATGGTAAGGCTAGACAAGGCGTTCTTAAAGCTATTGCCACAGCAGGCACTAAACTTAATCAAAGAGCGACAGTGAGAGGCTAATCATGGCTAATGTAATTATTGACATTGCTGCCGAGTTCACTGGCAAGAAAGGGTTTAAGCAAGCCGAAACAGCAACAGACAAGATGACCAAGAATGTCAAGAAATTGGCAGGAGCATTAGGTCTGGCTTTTGGTGGACAGCAGATTCTTGCGTATGGTAAGGCTGCCGTTAAAGCAGCAGCAGAAGATGAAAAGGCGCAAAAGCAATTAGCCTTAGCTCTTAAGAATGTTGGACTCGGTCGAGATGCCGCATCTTCTGAGGAGTACATCCAGAGATTACAAACCGAGTTCGGCATTCTCGATGACAAGCTTCGTCCTGCATATCAGACACTAGCGGTCGCGACACAGAACACTAACGAGGCACAAAGACTTCTCAATCTTTCATTAGATATAAGTGCTGCAACTGGTAAAGATTTAGCATCTGTTACAGGAGCATTAAGTCGTGCATACCTGGGGAATAATGCTGCCCTATCTCGTCTAGGCGTAGGTATCTCAAAGGCAGATCTTAAGGCTGGCAAGTTCGAAGATATTATTGGACAACTTGAAACCACATTTGCTGGAGCAGCAACACAGGCTGCTAATACTTTTCAAGGCTCAATCGATAAGTTAGGCGTTGCTGCTGCTAACGCTTCTGAAATTATCGGTACAGGTTTAATCGATGCACTTAAAAACTTAGGCGATCAAGATTCAGTAGATAATTTAGCAACGGCTATGCAAAATACAGCTATTTACATTGCAGATGTTATTCGCGGTATTGGCATACTAGCTAGTCAATTAAACAAAATCCCGGGGTTTAAGAATGCAGGTATTGAAGATTATGTTCAACTTATCCCGATTCTTGGTTCATACCTTAGCCTTCTTGCTGAGGCTGGTCAGGTTCCAGCTGGTAGCGGTGTACAGGCACAGGGATTAGCAGATCTAGCGAGACTTCAAGCTCAGTATGTTGTGAAGACTTTAGGAGCTAAAAAGAAACTTACTACCCTAGAGGCTAAAGCACTAAAGGATGCTAAGTTAAAGCTCGCCATTGATAAGGCTAACCTTGCTCTAAACAAGGGATCAGAAGTCTTTGACATGGAGAAGATCCAGAATGCAGCAGCTCTCCAAAATCAAGCAGAGCTGTTAGCCAGATCCACAACAGACACTCAAAGATTACAGATTGCCAATGACACGGCTCGCCTAAACATCAAGAAGTCCATGTCAGATCTAGAAGATGCTATCGCTGCAAAAGATGAAGCAGCCATTACTGCTGCAACCAAGAGACTTAATGAAGATCTTAAAATCTTCAATGCGCTGTCTGGTCAGAATGTAAAACTGCAAGATATCAAATCTATTCTTGAAGGTCTTGAGCCAGTCGATCTAGTTAATCTAGGCAACCTAGATGCAGCACTTTCTAAGATCCGAGAGATGCTGAACTTGCTTTCTAAAGCAAATACGGAAAGTAAAGCCAAGATACCAACAAGCGGATCACTAGGTTCAGGCATTCCAGCAGGAGACTTCATTGCGCCAATCACGACAGCAGGCGGATCTATTGAGGCTATTCTTGAATATGCAGATGCAGCCTCAGCTCGTGCTAATGCTTTTGCAGATTTATTAGATATGCAGAATGCTCAAGATCTGCGCGACCTCATTGCCTACCAAAGTTCAGTAGGCGACTTCGGTGGATATAGTCCTTACATGAACCGAGGCGGTTCTGGCGGTGGCACAGGTGGCACTAATATTACAGTGAATACTGGAGTCGGTGATCCAGAGGCTATCGCTAGAGCTGTAGAAGATGTGATCCGTCAGTCATATCAGCGAGGCACTAGCTCTACAGGACTTCTAGCCGTATGACATGGCTTCCAGAATGGCGCATCACAGTCGGTACGACTGTTTATACCAATGTAACTGGGGTGAGTCTTACTACAGGTCGCATTGACATCGATCGCCAATGTCAAGCGGGTTATGCTCGCATGGACATCATCAACTCCACCAATGCCCTCTTTGACATCGATGTTACAGATTCTCTGACTTTAGAGCTTAAAGATAGCGGTGGTACTTATGTGCCTGTATTCGGTGGCACAGTGTCAGACTTCTCAACCTCAGTCAGAAGCCCAGAAGAAATAGGATATGTAACTCTTGGCACAATCCTTGCAGTCGGTGCTCTGGCTAAACTGCCTAAAGCAATCTACACAGATTCTGTGGCACACAATCTAGATGGTGAGCAGATCGCTATTATCTTAGAGGAACTGCTAGTCAATGAATGGATTGAAGTAGCACCTGCCCTTCAATGGGTCAATTACGATCCGACTACTACATGGGCTAATGCTGAGAATGTGGGATTGGGTGAGATCGATTCTGGTCTGTATCAGATGGACAACCTTAGTGCAGCAGATCGCAACACTCAGACCTTAGTTCAGCAGATAGCAGATAGCGCACTCGGAACGCTCTACGAGGACAAACAGGGTCGCATCTCATATGCCGATGCAGATCATAGAAGCAACTACTTAGCAGCTAATGGTTCAACCCAGTTAGACGGCAACTATGCTTCCCCTGCCAGCGTTAAATCAATCCTACAAATTGGCAAGATCCGTAACAGTGAGATCGTTCGCTATGGCAATGACTATGGCAGCACATACTCAGCAACAGATGATGCTTCTATCACCGCCTATGGTCGCTACCAAAGAACATTCGATTCCAATATCCGCTTCCTAGCAGATATTGAGGACATCATCGAGCGCGATCTAGCCCTGCGTTCAACACCTAGAACGCAGCTCGACCAGATTACTTTCAGACTTGACAATCCGCTTATGCCTAATGCCCTCAGAGATGACCTAATCAATCTATTCTTTGGCGAGCCAGTAGTTATCACTAACCTACCCTTCAACATGTTCGAGGGGTACTTCTCAGGCTTTGTAGAGGGTATCTCTATGAGAGCCACACCAACTTTTGTGGATGCGACTATCTATGTCTCACCTACAGACTTTTCTCTTATAGCCCCGACATGGGCAACAGTAATTCCAACTAACACCATCTGGAGTGGAGTAAATGGTACACTACAGTGGTCTAAAGCGATCGGAGCTCTAACCTAATGGCAACAACAACCCCTAATTTTGGTTGGGCAGTACCAACCAGTACTGACCTAGTCAAGGATGGCGCAGTAGCCATTGAGACACTAGGCGACTCTATCGATGCTTCGCTTGTCGATCTCAAGGGTGGCACTACAGGTCAAGTGCTTTCTAAGGCAACTGGGACGGACATGGATTTTTCATGGATTACGCCTTCTGCTGGTTCAAGCGGCGCGGTCGTTCAAGTTAAATCTGCTATCTATTCAACATCAACATCAAACGCCACTTCCACTTTTACTGACACAGGACTAAGCGTAAGCATTACACCAACATCTGCAAGTAATAAAATCCTTGTAATTGTCAGCCAATCAACACGATCCAATTACACGGCTGCAGCTTATGAAAACGCCATGAAATTAAGAATCAACAGAGATTCGACCGCAATTTACAATGATGGCGGTGACATGTGGTATGTGGCTAATACGAATCAAACAGGTGGCGGAGATTATAGATTCTATCAAACTATGGTTTATTTGGATTCTCCTGCATCAACATCAGCTTTAACATATAAGACCCAACAAAGGATCTATACAGGCACAGTAACCTGCCAGCCTTTTGGAGTTCCTTCAACGATTACAGTAATGGAAGTGACACCATGATTCACGAAGAAATTATTGAAGCACTTGCAGTTCTTACACCAAAGGCTGAGTGGACTTTATCTGGTAATGATTACAACGACATCATCTGGCTATCTAATGATCCTCAGCCAAGCCTTGCTGAGATTGAAGCAGAAATTGCTTTGATTCCTGTACGCAAGGAAAAAGCGAAAATTGAAGCAGAAAGCAACAAAGCCGCTTTATTAGAGAAGCTAGGCATTACTGAGGATGAAGCGAAGCTCTTACTTGGATGAAGGTAAAACTTTCTAAGGCTGCTGTCCAATTAAGAGAGCAGATCGATGACTCGTTCCCAGATCGTGACCGCACATCGGATGGCTGGATCGGTGATACCCGACACGCTGCTCGCAAGTCTGATCATAATCCAGATGAGCAGGGCTGGGTACGCGCCATCGATGTCGATCGTGACTTATTTAAGGGATCAAAGCCAGACATCATGGGCGATCTTGCAGATCAGCTTCGTGCCTTATCAAAGTCAAAAGCAGACAAGCGTATTAGTTACATCATTTTCGATGGACATATCTGCTCCCGCATCCTTAATTGGAAGTGGCGCAAGTACACAGGGGCGAACAAACACACTAAGCACATGCATGTTAGCTTTAAGAAAGAAGCTGACAATGATGGTGCTTTTTTTCAAGTATCTATGTTAGGTGGAGAATAATGAAGAACATGAAGAACCCTGCAATCCTTGCTGCTGGAGCATTCTTAGCTGCATGGGCATCAAGTAACTTCGACCTTGACTACCGCGCAATCCTTTGGGCTGTATTGTCCGGGGTATTCGGATACGCGAGCCCTAAGAAGTGAGCCAGGCAGATTTCTTTCAGCTCTACATCGCCACACTAGTAACTCTTGGTGGCTTGTCAGGCTTTGTCATTACTCATTTACTAGCTGAGATTAAGCGACTGCATTCGCGTGTCGATGAGATCTATAACATACTCTTAGAGCGATAATTTTCTCATGGCAAGAAAACCTACTAAGCAGTTAGAGGAACAAGGTTACTCAAAGCTCGATGCTTACTGCATTGGATTGCATGAGTACTGGAAATCGTTACGCAAAGCAGGATTTACAGAAGGCATTGCGCTGTTCATGATTACAGATGTTCCCTCTTATCCGCGTTGGATCTTGCCTGATCCAGTCGAGCCAGAACGGCTAGGCGATTACGAAGATGAGGATGATGACTAAACGCAGATACTTGGTGATCTCGGATCTACAGATTCCATATCATCATGAGCAAGCAGTTAAGAATCTTATCAAGTTAGTAAAGCGCGAGAAGTTCGATTTAGTCCTTAACACAGGCGATGAGCTTGATATGCAGTCTCAGTCAAAGTGGGCTAAGG